AATGTCCTCCTTGTTTTAAATTTTATTCCGTACAGGCAATTTCTACTAATTTTTCTTCTTCGATACGAGTAGCACCGATTGTCATAGATAGAAATACTTGCGTTGCGTAATTTTTATCAGCTCTTTCGGAGATTTTAGTTGAAATATCTGCTCCAACTGCAAGTCCTATTGCTGATTTACAAAATGCTAATACCTGTCTGTTTCCATCACTATCTGTTCCTAATCTTTGTGAACGGATAAATTTGAATCCTAGATAAGTATCGATTTCGCCTTGTGCTAATGCTTTTACTGTAGCAAAATCAGAAGATGTAACTTGTGTAACATTTAACAAGTCTGTAATTTGACCTGCTGAACATACAATAAATTTTTCTTCTTCTGGGTCTACATCATTTGCATCAATAATTTCTTTAGCAGATAGTAGTTTTGCAAGATTTAACCCTGCACTACCATGTACTACTTTGTTTCCTGATGGTAATGCGATTGATGTTCCACCAGCTACTCCACCTAATGATGAACCTGTAGCTGCTGTAATAATAGCATCATCCATTGCTCTACCCATAGCCCATGCACCTGCTTGTGCATATTCTGATTGTGGGGAAATAAGCATTCTTACTTTGTCTTCGTTGTCAATTAAGTCTGCCCAGTCATAATCATCCATTGTTACTTTACGTCTGGAATGTGGTGTATCCATACGAGGAGTATCAGAATGACGTGACGTTCTTAATTGTGCTGCAACAGAGCCGATTCTTTCGAAGAAATGCGATTTTCCTTGAACTGTTTCTGTTCTAACGGCATCTCTAAGTCTTGAACCTTTTTGTTGAGCCAAATGAAATACGTTGCTTTTATACTGTTCGACAAAAGCTGTTGTAATTTGTACTGACATAATTCAGTCCTCCTATTAAAAAATTTTTATAAATCGGTCTTTATCCTTAACGGGAAACCTATGTTTTATAGCCACATCGGCTACCGATTCGTTATCCTAATAGGGCGAACTAGGTACGCAAATTATATCATAAAAAATTAACTATTGCCAAATGCTTTTTCATGTAATTGTCGCATTTTTTCAACCATTGTTAAATGATCTTTATGACTAGCATCAAAATATGGATTACTACTATCATTCATTATTTGCTCTATTTCTTGTTTAGCATCTAATGGCGATACATTTAATTTATTATTTTGAGTATTTTTAGCCATTTCCTCAGTAACTTCTCCACCAAGTCTAGCAAATAATTTTACTATAGCAGGATCATTGCCTGTAGGTCCATTTAATAATAGTTTTAAATCATCATCACCATAAACATCAATAGCTCTTTGTGCAGCTCTAAGGTTTTTGTCGTAATCAAAACCCCATTCTTGTTTTAAAGATTGTTCTACTTGTTCACGATTTACTGATAATTCAGATTGTTCCATTTCAGCAGCATTATTCATTTCATTAATTTGATAATCAATTAATGCTTTTACTTGGTCATTGTTTAAACCAATCTGGTGTGCAACATTTTTAAACTCATTTACAGATGGTTCTGCAAAATATGGTTTATGAGTTTCTGGTATTTCAAACTCATATTTAGCAGGGTCATCTGGTCTACCCAGTTTGTTGTAAAGTTCTGCTTTCTCCTCATCATTTTTAGGTAATGGTATTCTATTACCTATCATTTTTTGTTGATGAACTACAGTCTTTGCTAATGATTCTACATCATTTAGATTTTGCAAAGTTGGTTCATTTTTTAATTCTTCTGGCAAAGATGATTTCCAATCAGTTTGTGTTTGATTATCACTTATGCCAGACCCTAATACAGATTCTGAATTTTGTTCTGTAACGGGGTTATCTGCCACTTCTGTGGTCGTTTGTTCGTCAGTCATTTGTGTTATCCTCCTTTAAAAGATTTAATATTCTGACTATTACTGCTCTTTGCCCTTCCTTAAAAGCAGTTTCATAAGGATCTTTACTAAAAGAACTCCTATGATAATAAGCTGATGTTAGATCAGCTAAAACTCTTTCTCCTTCTTTGGAGCTAAATGTTACAAGATAATCTATTTTTTGTTGTTTTAATTCTTCGTCTGAAGTTTTATTGTTCATTTGCAACCTCTGCGTCTATTGCTGCACCTTCTTCCTCTACAGCTTGACCAACTTGTTCTAATACACCTTGTGTTTCTGCACCTGACATATCTTTTAATGCTGAACCTTGTTTTGCTGCTATTTCAGCTTGTTGTTGTTGCATCATCATTTCTTGTTGCATTTGTTGTTGCATTGCTCTTTGTTCTCTAAGTTCATCTACTTCTTCTCTACCTCTTAATATAGATTTAGGTACTCCAAGAAGTTCTGCTCTTGCTCTTACTGCTTCATCATGATCTATAATATCCATAATTCCTGGGTCAACTTGTCCAATTTGCATAGCTAATTGATACAGTCTTTCAACTGCAACTGCTTCTTCCATTCGTTGTGAACGAGCTAAAGGTCCAACATAATCAATGTCAATTAATTGACCTACAAGAATATTTGGTGTAGGCAAAAATGCTTCTGCTCTATTCATAATTCCAAACACTCTTTCTATAAGTGGATTTAAAAATTCTGATTGAAATCTACCAAGTGTTGGTCCAAGTAATCTTTGCATAAGTTCGTATCTAACTTGTACTTCTGTAGCAGTCATTTGTGGACCTTCTTGTAGTTGTAACTGGTCAGAATAATATGCTTGACGTATTGCTGTTCTTAATTGATTTTCTTTCATGTCTGTTATTTGCCAATTAGCACCAATTTGTAAAGGTTTTACAGCAGCATCGTTTCTTATAACAGTTATGCCACCAGGTGTCATTCTTACTTTACCTATAACACCATCATCTTGTACTAATAGTGGTGGATCAATAGCTTTTGCCCATGCTTTAAGTCCTATTTCTACTGCTTTGTTTAATGTTTTAATATCTGGTAATGCGTTATAAGATGGTGAACGACCATATATTTCGCCTGTTGCCTTAGACCATCTAGGTACAAGATAAGGGAACTCGTTATATCCTCCTGCTCTAACAACCATTTTATCTTCTTCACATACATGACATGAATGAAATGGTAATTTAGTATTAGCTTTACCCATAGCTCTTTCGTAATCTTCAGTAGGTTCTACTGCATGAATAAAATTAAACTCTTTATCTGGCTTATCTGCTGCAGCTTGTAATACTTTTTCACCAAGATTATCTTTGCCAAATTCTTGCACAGCTTGTCTTGCTGACAATTTATATTTTCTGTAAAGAGTATCTATATATCCTGAAATATTTTCTTGAACATAATATTCAGAAATGTGCATTGCTTTAAAATGTATTTGATCTACAGCAAAACCTTTATTGCCTTCTTCAATAAATAAACAACCTGTTCCCATAGCAACTAAATCAAGATAAAGTTCGTGTACTTCTGAATTAAAATTAGTTTGGTTAAATAAATCGTACATACGTTTTGCAGAATCTTCTAACCAAAGTTGCACATCTCTATCTAAATTTACTTCATCTTCTCTTATTTTAATATGAAACCATTGTAATGATGGTGATGTTAAAGTACCTTGCATAGTTGCAGCTAATAAAGTAGTAGATGTCATAGCAGTAGAATCAAATAATAACTCTGTTCTTTGCTCACCTTTTGTTCTAGTAAAAGTAACATCAGCTTTTCTTGGCATTACATAATCAAGTATTTCTTGCCAATGATCTTCCCATGTACCTCTAGTGCTAGACATAGAGTTTAGTCTTTTTTTAAAATAATTAAATTTTTCCATTACAACCCACCTAACAAGGTACGACCTGTTTCAGCTTCATCTGTAACACCTTGACCACCTGTAAGTATAGTAGAACTCATACCCATTCTACCAGAAGATAGAGCTCGTTGTTTTGCTTTTGCTAATTTTGCTTCAGATGCAGCTTCACGATCTCTTAAACTTGTATCAATAGGTGGTGGTTTTGGCATTTTAGGTGCAAATATACTTCCTAAGAAACCCATATACACTCCTCTCTTTGCATCCCGTATATTATTACATCATGCAATTGATTTTCTTTTTTTAAATAATTTTTTAGTAATCCTTCTTGTTTAAAACCAACACCTTCAATTAATTTTTTACTTCTGGTTTTACTAGGCAAACAAACTGTAGTTACTCTTTGACAATTAACTTGATTAAATATGTAATCAAACATTAATTTTATATATCTTCTTTGGACTGCTCGTGGTGTATCTGCAGCAATATGAACATAAATATTATTGCCATCATAATTACAAAACAATATTGCACCTACAGTATTATTTTTTTCATCTACAAAACCTATAATTTCATAATCATCTGTTTCAATATCTGCTCTAGGCGATATCCAATCATAAAATTCTTGTTTTTTAGACTCATCAAATACTGGTTTTATCATTATGATCCCAATAAAGTTCTCGATGTTTTAGCTTGTTCAGTAATTCCAGTTGCTCCACCTAACAAAGTAGATGGTGTGCCATATGCTGAACCTAATCTTGCAGAAGTTTGTTGTGTCCTTCTTCCGATATCAGCTGCTGTTTCTTTTACTATTTTTTGAGTTTTCATTTTTTTAGGTTTACTTGTCACACCTTTAAAAATACTTGAAAAAACTTTTGCAACTCCACCCATTATGCTCTCCTTTTCTTAGCAGTCTTAGCAGAATCTCTAAAATTTTTAGCAGTTGGTGCACCTTTAGATCCTACTTTTCTCATTTTTTCGCCACTTCCTGATGCTATTCTTTTACGTTTTTTATGTATGTTTGCGTATAATCCTGGTTTTTTTGCCATTATTTTTTCCTTCTTGTATTGGTTGTTCCTTCCATCATTCTATTAATAGTTTTTTGCAAACTTTGTAACTGATTTTTTGAAATTTGTACTGTGTTACGAGGTTGTTTAGTTCGTTGAGAAGTTTTTGATGGTCCTTTTTTCATTAATTTTTCAAAACTTTTACGTTGTTCTTTTGTAGGTTTTACTTTATTTTTTTTAGTTGGTAAAAAAGTCATATTACTTCCCTCTCTTCTTTGATTTCATAATTTTACTTTTAAGTGTAGCTGGTAATTTTTTTTGACCTGCTGTAAGTCCACCTTTCTTTGGTGGTCTACCTTTTTTACTCCCGTATGTTCCTTTACCCATTGGCATAATTTAGTCCTCCTATGACTTCTTATTATTTGCAGCAAAACTTCTAGCTGCTGCTACACTCCCAAATCCCCATTTTCTTAAAGCTAATGCTTTCCTTGTTGGCTTACCCTTTTTTTTCATAGGTCCTTTCATTCCAGCAAATCTTGCAGCGAAACTAACACGTCTAGGGTTCTTCCCTTTGCTTACTGGTGGTTTTAAATTAGCACCTTCTGTTCTTTTAAAATGTGCTCTGCCTTTTGCAGTTAAACCTCCAGTCTTACTCTTGTGTTCTTTCCTCATGCGAAAACATTAAACTCACTTTCTGCTTGTATGTAAGTAGGTTCATAATTTTTAATCCTAGCTTTCCTCAATGACATAACACAATATCTCATTGCAGAAATAACATCATCATTAATCGGTACAATTTTTCCGTCCTTACGATGATACATACGCAGTTCTTGTAATAGTTTATCTTGATTTTTGAATATTTTCAATCTTTTTGTCTGCATACGAGTATACATTTCTTGTATTCCAGCTTCAACTGACACACCACCTGTACCATCTTTTTGTCCTTGCGATGGTGGATTGCTAAAATGTTCTCGCAACATATTGCAACCTTCTGTTCTATATTGTTCTGTAAGCGATTTACCAGAACCTTTATCTGCTTGTCTACCATCCATAGGCCATACAACTGGTATCCAGTTTCCTCGGCTCTTAATTGCACTTGCATGAATAGGCACAGCTTCCTGTCGCATAGCATAACTATCATAAACGTATGCTATATCTGAATCTCTATCCCATGCTATCCAAACTGCTGCCGTAGGGTGATTCCAACCAAAGTCAATACCACATAACCTTGGCCAGTATGTAGGAATATCTATTGGATCACATACAATATCATCTTCTGCAATAGGAAATACAAGACCAGAACCTAGTTGTGGTATACCTTGTTCTCTCATTTTTCTTTCGTGTGGTGGCAAAGCAGCTAATATTTGATCTCTTACATCTTGCGTCATATGAGGTGCATCGTCCCACCCAGCTTGTACTAATGCTTGTCCTGGTTTTAAATTGTTTACAAATTGTGCAACTGTTTCAGTCATTCCGTTTTCAGGAGTAAAGGTCATAAATACAATACCACCTCTATCTGCAGTTCTTGTTAATGCTTGGCTATATATTGCTGGTGGTGGTTCTTCATCTAGCCATACTACGTCTACAGCTTCTCCCATCCATTTTTCTTTACCCATTTCATATGCCTTAAACCCCAACCTTGACCAACCACCTGTAACGTGTTTGACAACAAGAGAGTTATGAGCATTAGGTACACCTGGTTTTCTTGTAGCTTCGCCTATTGTGTTTAGTGGTATAGAACCAGTACCCCTAGCTGACGGGTCATCGGGTTGTCCTACTAATTCTTTTTGACATATATCTCTAGTTGTTTCGTTAGATGAGCCACCTGCCCATGCTCTAATAGGTCTATCAAATTTTTTCCCTTCCCACCAGTCAGGATATTTGCCTGTTAGATGTATTGCTAGTTCTGTTGCACCACAAAACGACTTGCCTATCCTATTTCCTGCCATAAGTAGTCTTTGCGATGCTACAGTATTGTGGAATTTTTTTTGATAATCGTATGGTTTATAGTCTGCCAGTTTATTAGTAGCTTTTCTACGTTCTAATTCTTTAGCTATTTCTACTGCACGTTCTAATTGTTCACTCAATTTAGTATATTATCCTCGTCTTTACTTATCATTTCTAAATCTAGCTCCCAATAATGACTATACAAATCATCTAACGGCTCTGCAATCTCTCTAATTATACGCATAAGCTCTGCATCTTCGCTATAAGTCCTACCACAATAATAAATAACTGCTGTAACTCTTTGATGCAAGACCTCAAAACTCTTTCGCAGTGCGTTAGGTTGCATAATTAACCTTAGTTAATATCTTTTTTATCTACCATAATTGCAGATAATAAATGATTTAACTCTGTTTGTAATTCCTCGTCAGATTTTTTACCAGTAACATCTTCAACTTTATGAGTAGTTTGGTAACCAGTTCTGTCCAAGATCGAATTAATAGCACCTAGTCTAAC